GATGCCAAGTTTAGCAAGCCTTTCTGCTCTCCGTCGAGAGTCCTTAAAATTGCTATTGCCATGATCAATAATAATATCGCCTTCCACACAAAATGATAGTAACTCATCGAGTGTCTCCTCTACTGTTTCTGCTGGTACTACCATCATATAGACTCCAGGAGATTTTGACTCTTCCTGTGTAAGGGTTCCAACACCTGTTTTTACTACTTGAACAAGGCTTTCCAAAGAAGTGGTATATCCACTGATATAACCCTTTTCATATTGTTCTTCAGCTTTTTTAACATTGTTACGATACCCATGTACTTCGTGTCCTGCTGCAATAAGACGGCGAGACATACCTTCTCCCATCCGTCCGAGTCCAATCATTCCAACTTTCATTTGAATCCTCCTTTCGACTTCGACTTTTTCTTGTTCTTTTTGATATCTAAAACTTGTACTGTACACCCAGTAAAATTACGAACGGCTTCAAACCAATAGGCTCTCAAGTGATCGTAATCATCAAATAATAATTCTTTTTCTCCATTGTATGATAGAACGTATTGATGTCTATCATATGGTTCATCCGAGGTTTGTAGAAAGTACCTTGGATCTGTGGGGTCAATAGTGGGCGTCATGCGGGATAATCCCAATTAGTAATTGAATCTGTTTTTTGTTGAGGGCCCCAAGAACCATAACTATACAAATAAGGAATAGTCATGATAGGGCACTTATCTCCAGTGCAGAGAAGATCATCAACGATTCTCCAGGATTCTAATACTTCTTCGGAGTGAACGAAGTTGGATTGGTTTCCTTGAATTGCATCATACAATAATTTTTCATACCCGTCAACTCCCAACCAATCTGGATAACGATGGGTAAGAGTTGCAGTCTCTACGTCATTCTTGAATCCAGGTGCCTTCATATCAATTCTGATATCAAAGTGTGGATGTGGTTGAAGACGCATCACAATGCGATCATTATATTCATGTCCACTGAACAACTGTTGTGGTGGAGACTTGAGTTTTACAACAACCTCAACACACTGATAAGGCATTTTCTTACCAGTCATGAAGTGAAAAGGAACACCCTCCCATCTCCAGTTATCAATATAGATATCACCTGCAACAAAGGTTGGAGTTCTTGATTCGGGATCTACACCCTCCTCATCTCTATATCCATTGTACTGACCACAGATCAGTTTAGTGCCCAATCTAGATGCAGCAAGAACCTTTGTCTTCTCTCTACGAATTTCTTTAGCATCCATCTTACATGGAGCTTCCATCGCAATCAATGCAAGAACCTGAAGCATATGGTTCTGCAACATATCTCTGACTGCACCTGCAGTCTCGTAGTATTGAGATCTACCCTCACAACCAATAGTTTCGGTTGCATAGATTTGAACTTCTTCTACGTAATTCCTGTTCCAAAGTGGTTCCAACAGAGTATTACTAAACCGAGTAGCAAGTATATTATTAACAGTATCTTTCCCAAGATAATGGTCAATGCGATATACTTGTTTCTCGCGTAAACATCTGCCCACCACTGACTGTAAACTATCAGCAGATTTATAATCGGTCCCAAAAGGTTTCTCAATAATAACTCTGGATCTTTCTTGGTCATCTACAAGTCCCGCTTCTTTGAGATTTTGAATTGCATCTGAATATCTCTCTGGTGGCACTGACAGAAAATAAGTAGTGTCTTCAATAACACTAGATACTGTTTCTGGTGCTGGTTTTAGATTCTTCAAAGTATCTACCCTAGACAAATCTGCACATTGATAGTCTAGGAGATGTAAAAATTCTTGAGGATAATCCCCACCAAGAGATGCAATCCATTGATCCCTAGTTGGTTCTCTCCTTGCACATCCAGTAACTACAAAATCACTTGGGAGTAATTTTTTCTCCCAAAGTTTATGTAATGCTGGAATCAATTTACGGCGACAAAGATCTCCTGTCGCACCGAATATAACAAGTCTACTCATCTATACTGTCCAGGAACATAATCTTCAAACCCCTCACGGAGATCGTCGAGCATCTTTCCATACTCTCGGAACATTCTATCTCCTGCGATGTATTGTCTTTGACGCATCCATACTGCATCAATTAGGAGACGACGTTGCTGATCACTGAGATCCGTGAAACAGAATTGACTCATTTGATTTTACCTTCGTTTAAAAAATATTCAGGGAGTGGACATCCCTTAAAGTTGTTGATTTCGTTGACTGATAACACAAACATTGTTACGAAACCAAGGCAGAAAGCAAAAAGCATCTGGGGAAAATTATAGTTCCCCATATACGCAGTAGGATCTGGTTCATCATCATGTGGATGAAGATGTTTTGAGATCTCCTCTATTCGTTTTTTTCTTTCTTCCTCAGTTTCTTTTTTCATATCAACCTCGGTATCTCCCTGGCCATGTTAATTGCATACCAGATACTAACAAGGAAATGAAAAGAATTATGAAAAATGTTGTCATTTCATAACCTCCTCTTTTACTACTAGGTCACTTACATCTGGTGGAAATGGTTCACGATCCTTTTCTCTTACAGTTAAGTGATCAGGATCAAGAATTCTCATCGCTTCTGCAAGTTCTTGGAAATGTTGGATCTCATCATTCATGATTCTCCAAATATCCTTATCATTATAATCTTCATATGCAAGATACTTTGCATATGTTTCAGCAGCGTGCATTTCTATTTCGTATGACAAATGGTATGCAGACATAGGAGCCAACCAATAATAAACCACATTGATCCAATAATAGACAAGTACGAGGTGTCTGGCGACAAAGCGATCCACCCAATAAGCACTACCGCCCCGACTTTCCATAAATTCAAGATGTTCGGTTTCATTGACTGATTGCTCGAAGTGTTCTTTCATTAAGTATACATGCCACTGACCACGCAAACCTAGAGATTCCCTTAAATGTAACACACTCAAAAACGCAAAATAGGGTGCTCGAGCAATCTCCTCAAGCACCCAAAAACGTTGGAAGTGTCTACCTCTATAGAGATAGTCTATGATTGCAATAGTAACTGACAGTACGAACGTGTTAACCTTTTTCATGATAACCCCCTGGGTTATTGTTTTGGTTTATCCTTTGGTTCGATAGCAGATTGAACTGGAGGGGCAGTGTCTTCCTGTTTCTTCGCTGCGGTCTTTCCGTTTCCATTTCCACCTGCCTTAGCAGGAGAAAGTCCGAAAGCCGCCAAAGAGCCAGAGAACACTGATGCAATGAAGGTAGGGTCAAAATCAAGAATTTTTTGACCGTTTGGAAGTCTGACGTAGCTAAACGTGAGAAGAGATGCGGACCATATAAGTACGACAACTTTCACCAGATTACCAAGAACTTCACTCTTATCTTCATCATGGTCCTTATCTTCTACCTTAGCTGGTTTTGAACCACCCATATGATAGAAACAAGGCAGCTGTATTTAGAGAAGTGTGTAGTTATATATCCCTATTGTATCAGTAATTAAAGACAGGGAAAGTAATTAAAATTTATGACTGCTCTATACTTTTCATTTGTATGCGTAGTTCCACAATGTAGTGTATCTCCATCAAATATTACTAGTCTATTTGCAACTGTTTCAACTTTTTCTCCATGTTCAAACTTAGTATAACCATCATTAGTATTCAAATAGAACAGAGCAGTTTTCCAGTTTTCCACACCATTAATATCTGTATGCATGTATGTTTCTATTATCTGTGGTGTAGCCATTGTTATATTCGCCTTTATTCTTAAAAAGGCAGAAGGATTTAAGTATTCCACAATGGGTTTTATAAGATACCAATGCTTAGTGCTTATTGAAAGGTCTCTAAAAAAATGATGAACGAATTGGCAGTTATGAACGCAATAGTCACCACCCTCATCAAAAGGATCCCTGGTCTTGGTCCAACTCCAATACCAGGGAAACTCATTAGACATCATTGTGTCATGTAATGTATTAAAATCTTCTTCGTTAAGAAGATTATCAATTATCTGCATACTTACTGGCCAACTGACACTTGTATTCTTTAGATGTCATTTTATATCGAGTCACATACTTCTCGACATGTTCTTGACATTGGAACCAACAGGTTTTTCCTTCCCTACGATCATCAAATCGCCAAGGAAAGGTAGGTGCATGAGGGAAGAGTGCATCATCTTTAGACTTAGTAAAGACAAACTTAAAGTCTTCTTTCTTGGTCTTGCGAGGTTTCTTGGTAGTCGAAGTCTTCTTGTTCAGAGTCTTGACGTTTTTTTCGAGAGCCTTTTGAGTCCGTACCATCAGTTGACGAAGTTGTTTTCACGTAACCATTCTAACGTTAGAGGGG